AAGAAGGTCGATGTGCCGGTTCGATTCCGGCTACCCGCTCCAATTTCAGTTCTTTAAAATTTATGGGCGCGTACTGGTATCGATTTAATAGTACACGTATGTTAGGCACGTAGAGGATGATAGTTGGCCTCTTTAATACACCTATCGAAACATTAACTGCTGAAGATAACGTAGTTAGCTATGACTTCTCTTACGATGACGTTGTAGCCCTTGCAGCCTAAGTTGTTGCACATTCAATACAATGAAGTCTGATATTTGTGTTGGGTGAAAATTATTGGACTGGACCAAATATTTGATTTACGTAAATGGTCGAGATATTAGTAAATCTTAAGGGTAATATTTTTAGATATTTTTCATTATTACTTCCTAACAATTCAAAATATATAAGCGTGTAGTCTGATGTAAGTTATCTGTTAAAGACGGCGGTTCAACTCCGCCCGCGTCCACCATTTTATTCAGGTTCAATATCAATGTAGCTATCAATAATCAACACCCCACTATCGTTGATATAACCTTCTTCAATTAAATACTTTGTGATTCTTTCTCTACAACAATCGTCTTCATGTACATCACATATTTCTGGATGTCGTAATACAACAAATCTATTGGCCCAAATTGTTATATCGTGGTTGTTAATACTAACTTGGTGAAAATTAACGTCTTCCATTAAGTATAAGTATATTTATAGAATGATGAAACGATATAGTTTATTATACGAATCCAGCATATATGATTATCTAGTGTGGGAACCAACTGGAAAGTTAAAGTATATAGCCGATGAATTAGATAAAATTCCAAATGATAATAATGTTTTGTATAGAGGAATGTCAGAAAAAGAGTATAATGTTCTTAAGAAGTATGGTAAGGTTACATCCAAAGGAAAGGGTAACACCAGAAATATTGTAGGAAGTTATTTAGCCAGTGATTTTAAATTGGCAGCAAGATTTGCCTTAGTCAATTATAGAGACAAAGGTGAAGGTATTATAGTAGTGGTGGATAAAAATAAATTGCCGGATTTAAAAAATGTAGATCCAGGCAATTACGTCACTAGTTATATACCGATAGAAGCAGTAAACCAAACTATAGATCTAAAAAAGTTATGAGTAATATTAAATTAACAAAACAACAGGCAGAACAAAAGGTATACGATTTAACCGAAAAACTTCTTTTCGTAAAGAAGGATTTTAAGGATGTAGCTGCAGGCTACAAGGAAAAGATGAAAGAAATTGAAAACGAGATTAAGGCTATTGTAGAAGAAGCTTCTGCTGGTAATTCTTAATATTTCTTTTTTTGTTTCTTAGGAAGAGTCTTTTTCTTTTGTAGTTTAATACTTTCCAAAAATAATTTGACCTTTTCTTTAAATTTTTTTGTCATATAATTAATTATGAAGATTGATATTGACAAATACTAAAAATTTTTGTAATATCACGAAATACTTTCTCAGGCTGATAATCTGAGACTATATCAGTAATATCAAACATTAAAAATCAAAAACTAGCTAGTATAATGCAAACTAAAGACAAGAAGAGTAATGTTGAAACCTCAAATGAACGTTATGTTGTTATGAGGAATGGTGCTAGAGTCTCTGATGAAGAGTACTCAAGTAAGGATGAGGCAACGCCAGAATATGAACATTGGAATCGTGTTATTTCACGATGGCCTGATGGTAGTAAGTTGGAAATTGTAAATCTAACAAGAAGGAACAAGTAATATGGGATTAAGACAAGAAATTAAATCTGCAAACTCCGAATCAGAAATCACAGCTCTTTTAAATAAGGGTAAAGGATTTGAATTTGCAAGTGAAAACACTAAACATGCTTGGAAATCAACTGCTAAATTCAGACTAGCGGAGTTGTCCTCTAAAGAAGTGGTACAAAGTCCAGAGAAGCCGGTTCAGTCAAAGAAGTCAGTTAAGAAAACTAAATGAGTTAAATATTTGTAAAATGTCAAAAGGCACCAATAAAATGGTGCCTTTATTTTTTGTCTGGTTGAGTATTTGAATTGATATATATACTCAGTTATTATGTCTAAAAAATATTGTTCAACGACTCTACCATGTGAGTACAATGAGATGGAGAAGTACATCTTGAAAAATAAGACATCGTTAACATTAAAAGTTGTTGATTCAATTGAGTATGCTTTGAAAAACAAACTTGTTAATGTTGAAGTCTTTAAATTCAAGAATAGCGAATATATCGTTTTACTTAATGAATCATCATTCAAGGAAAACTTAGATTTTATCTTTAACTATTACATTCAAACAGAACAATATGAGTACTGCGAGAATGTAAAGAAAATACAAAAACTACTAGATAAGAAACACAATGAGCAAGAAAAAAGACACAAGCCCAAAGGTTCATCAAAACACAAAGATTAAAGATTCAATTCAAATCAAAAGTGTAAACTTAACCGAAAAACAAAAACAGCTCATAGATGTACTAACAAATAAAAATACAAAGTTGGTTTTCATATCAGGTCCGGCTGGTACTAGCAAAACATATACATCGGTCATGGCAGGTCTTAGTTTAGTTAATGACAAACGTGTGAGTGAGATTGTATATGTTAGAAGTATAGTTGAAAGTAGTGATAGTAAATTAGGATTTTTACCAGGCGAAATGGATGAAAAGATGAGTCCATATATTCAACCACTAGTCGATAAGCTTGAAGAGATGCTTCATAGAGGTGATGTTGAAAAATTACAAAAGGAAGAACGAATTCATGGTTTTCCAGTAAACTTCTTACGTGGGTTGAGTTGGAATGCTACCGTAATTGTTGCGGACGAAGCTCAAAACATGACCAAAAAAGAATTAATAACACTTATAACCCGTGTTGGAGAGTTTAGTAAGTTATATGTGTGTGGAGATCCAGATCAAAGCGATATTAATGGAAAGAGCGGATTTTCTGCGGTTATGAATATATTTGACGATCAAGAAAGCAGAGATAATGGTATTCATATTTTTAAATTTGACGAAGAAGATATTGTTAGAAGTGGATTAGTCAAATATATATTAAAAAAGTTAAAAAAGCTAACTTGATTGATAATTATATATTATGGCAGTAGTAATATCCAATAGAGGTAGATTAATATCAGATTTAACATCAGTAGCTAATCTGAACAATGATGATTTATTTATCATTCAATCTGTAAATGCAAGTACCAATTCCACAAGAAAAGCTACTATCTCACAATTATCACAAAAGGTATTGGGTAGTTTAAGTTCTTATTCTACCACCGTGAAGTTTAGTAGCACCGGTAACGAATTTACAGGTGCATTTTATAATGCAAATGGTAATACATCAAATTTGTATGATGTAACAATACGTAATAGTTTATCTATTGGTACAGGTGTTACTGCTACTATAAGTCCTACAAATCTTACATTCGCTCCTATTAATGGTGCGTTGTTTACAAAAAAGATTACAAATACAATTGGTGGTATTACAGGAAGTGCATCTACTGGATTTACAGGCAGTTTGAAAGGTAAATTGACTGGTCCAGTAACAGGTAATGTTACTGGAAATGTTGTTGGTAATTTAACAGGTAATGTTGCAGGTAATGTTACTGGAAACGTTGCTGGTAATGTTACTGGCAATATTACTGGCAATGTTACTGGTGATATTTATTCACCAACATCCATGTTGGTACTAGACAATGGTACGGGTGTTCCAAAGAGTGCAAGATTTTATGGAACTTCATCATTTGCTACTTGGGCCGAAAATGTTGTTGGCGGTAATACTGGTATTAGTGCAACACAGGCAAGATCATATGTTACTACATCCATGAATTCAGGTGGAGGTGTTGCGAATACACTTCCAAAGTTTAGTGGTACTAGTAAGTTGGGTTTATCATCTATAAATGATAATGGTACATCAGTAAGTATTTCTACAGCGTTGACTGTTGCAACCAAAATATCTGCTGGAGGTATTAGTGGTAGTTTTTATGGTGGTTCTGGTGGGTATAAAACACAAGGTACTAAATCAGTAAGTTTCTGGGGTACAGGCAGTCATGCTGTAACTGCTAGTTATGTGATTTCAACGATACCATTGGAAAATACAAGTACCGCTACATTATCCGGCTTTTTAGGTGGAACAAACGAAGGTGGTGTTGGTGCTTATTGTTATGCTATCACACATGGATTTGGTGTAACTCCATCGTGGATAAGATCTACTTTGTATTGTGTCACTGGTGATGCGGGATATGTGACTGGAGATGAAGTTGATTTGAATGCTATAGAACAAGATGAACTAGATGCCAATGTGTTTTCAACATGGACCAATTCGACTTATGCGGCTATATCTGTCGCTGGAAACACTGGTTTTGCAAATAATTTATACATTCCAAATAAAATAGGTGGCACATGGACATTGATCGTCCCGGCTAATTGGAAATATAAAATTAGAGTTTTGAAATAAAATACTATTATATACTTATAACATATGTCAACACCTTGTAATAGTTTAAATGTCCAACTGATTAAAGTAAGTAAGTTAGCTAGCTATAGCGCTTTAAAAGGTCGTGATATTATTTTAACGATTCAATCCGGATCATCTTTATATTCTCGTAAATCTACTATAAATAACATCGCATCATTTGTATTTAATCATCCAAGTGGATCTTATAGTGGATCGTTCAGTGGTAGTTTTAAAGGTAAAGCCAGTGGTAGTTTTAGTGGTAGTTTTTATGGCACCGCAACACGTTCATTGACTTCTTCATATCTACGTCAAACCAATCAAAATACTACAAATGGTGTTGGATATTATGATGGTACCAGATTAACAAGTGCTCCTGGTTTAACATTTCAAAGTAATGTTGGCGGATATAAACTTTTAAATATTTCATCATCGGTATCGTTTAATTTTTTAAACATCGCGAGTCGTGGTGCTAATGGATATAATCAATCAGGAATAGTTTTGGCTAATTATAATAGCAGTGAACCATATCCAACTTATGACTCATGGACACTTCTCAGTGGTACAAGTGGAAGTTTAATATTTGTTGCTCCGATTGGTTCTAACGCATTTTCTTCATCTGCTATAAAAGCACAAAGTACTACTGGTGAATGTTATGGTATGGTACAAAGAAGAAATGGTTTTTATTTTTGGCCATATATGAGTTCTAATACACCATCAAGAGATGGTGCTATTGGTATCGGTGTACAACCACCCAATGAAACCACAGGATCTTTTAGTAAATATTTAAGAGCTAAGTTGCAAATAAATATGTTTAGTGGTAGTGGTGAAGGACCATGGAGTGTGCCTGCAACCGTGGAAAATAGAGCCACAGCTATATTGGTTAATTATGGATCTGCAAGTGCTGTAACAACTTTAACTCCAACATTTTATGTATCCGCTAGCGGAAATACATATATACATGGTAAATTAAATGTAAATAGAGGAGTGACAGGATCATTTTATGGTACTGGCTTTAAAACATTAAACGGAAAATCTGTAAGTTTTTGGGGTACTGGTAGTCACGCCGTCACTGCATCATGTGTCCTCACAGGAGGGTTAAATAATGGTCTTGGTGGATTAGGAGCTAGTTTATATTATACAGCAACTAGTGTTCCTGCGGTATCAACATACTATGGAAGCGTATATGCGGTAAATCATGGATTTGGGTCATCACCATCATTAATTAGAGCCACACTAATTTGTAATACAGCTGAATATGCTTATTCAATAAATGACGAAATAAGTGTAGAACAATTATATGATGACACAGGAGGTGCGGATGACGAAAGACCAATCACGACGGTTTGGGCTGATAACCTTCAAGTAGGAGTATCATTTTCAGCGTGGGCTAATACTACTATACGTGCTCAAAATAAGACTGGTCAAATAGTACAATTAACACCTGCTAATTGGAACGTAAAGTTGCGTGTTTGGAAATAAAATATTGACGATTTCGTATCTTTGATTATATATATTGTTAGGTGGTGATCTCATAGACATCATCTACTATAGTGCTCGAGTGAGGCTATTAGGTTAATAAGTTCAACAGAATTATTAAAAGAAAGGTAAATATATGTCAGTAGTAAAATATAGTCCGTTTGCATTACGTCACGTTGATCGTGATGAGTTTTTAACACCATTTGACCGCGTATTTGATGAAGTATTTGCGGCACATTTCCCAGAACTAAATAAAGAGTTAGGTGTTGGTTTTTTTGAAAAACAAAGTTATCCCCGTGTGGATGTTATTGATTATAATGATCGTGTAGAAATTCTGGCTGAAATTCCTGGTCTATCAAAAGAAGAGGTTTCTGTCGATGTACAAGAAAATGTACTTACTATAAGTGGTCAGAAGATTAAAAAGGTTGATGATAAAGAATCATTAGGAAAGTACATTCGTCGTGAGTTAAAGCATAGTAGTTTCAAACGTAGTTTTACACTTGGTGATCAGATTGATAGAAGAAGTCCATCGGCAAAATTTGAGAATGGGTTGTTAAAGGTTACTTTATTAAAGATTAAACCTACAATTCCAGAAACTAAGAAAATAAAGATTGATTAATAGTCAATCATGGTTATGTTAAACCCCGCTAGATTAAAAATAGCGGGGTTTTTTAATATTCAAATATTTATATATATGATAAAATTTAAACACTTGGTGATACTTAGCTCTTTATTGATTGCCGGATGTGCTGCGTATTTTAGTGTATACGGAATTGGTATGTTGTTTTCAGGCGCAACTATTGCTGCTATGATAATGGCATCTTCTTTGGAACTAGGCAAATTGGTGACAACATCTTGGTTATTTAGATATTGGAATAAAGCCAACATATTAATGCGTGTATACATGATTTTTGCTGTGTTTGCATTGATGGGTATAACATCATTGGGTATTTTTGGATTTTTGACATCTGCGTTTCAAAAATCATCATTAGAAAACGAAGTGTCTATATCTAAGATTTCTGCATTTGAAATACAAAAAGTCGAGGAAAGTAAGAAGATAGAATCTACAAAGACATCTATAAGTAATCTATTTAAGTTAAGAAGTTCGCAAGAGTCCAGATTATCAGAAACTTTAACTAATGTAGTTATTGCCAGAAACCCAATTCAGTTTCAAAATATACAAAATCAAATCAACGATCAGATTGGAGATATAAATAAACAAATGGAGGCTGAAAACGAAAAGTTAAAAGTCTCCGGTGATAAGATTTCCAAGTTGGATGATAGTATATTTAAATTGAAAATTGAGAATAGTCAGAAAAAAGATTTAACTACATTTAAATTTGTTGCTGACGAATTCAACACAACTATTCAAAAAGTTGCTAAATGGTTCATAATTGTATTGATTGTAGTCTTTGATCCACTAGCAATTATATTGTTGTTGGCATATAACATTTCTTCTAATAGAACATATGAAGAAGATAAAACTGATTATGAAATCTATAAGAATGATAAAAAGGCTGAAGAAAAACCTGTAGAATCACCTGTTCCATCCGAAAAATCAGAACCACAGATTATAGAAAAGATTGTTGAGGTAGAAAAGCCTGTGGAAAAGATTGTTGAGAAAATAGTAGAAGTTGAAAAGCCTGTAGAAAAAATAGTTGAAAAAATTGTTGAGGTAGAAAAGCCTGTTGAAAAAATAGTTGAAAAAATTGTTGAGGTAGAAAAGCCTGTTGAAAAAGTTATAAAACAAAAAGTACCAGGTGTTAGAGGAATGTTTAGTAGTTTTTAAATAAAAAAATTAATTTTCTCAAATCGTAATATATATTTTATACTTGAGGATAGAATTCAATATATATGAACGAAGAAGAATTGCAAGAGCTATACAGACTAATCAAGTATAGCTACGAAAATACTGATTGGAACTCCGTTAAAGAATCGTTAGATTACATAGCAGAATTTATTGATGTGTCTGATGATATAGTGGAATAACCGAATGATATACTTTTTAATATTTGTTTTACTAATTTCGTTAGTGACCAACATTTTTTTGTTCATCTCGTTGCGCCGTGCATTTTTTACGATAGACATACTTGAAGCATGGTTGGTTGACTTTAAAGGATTAGTAAATAATGTATACAAAAAGTTGAAGGATGTTGATAATCGTGGTATCTTTGAAAAAGATGACGATGTTGGATTTATGTTTTCTGACATCGTTAATATTATAAAGATAACCAACGAAAGGATAAATGATGAGTCCAGTAATCCAGCCAACATTGATGAAAAAACCAACGAAAATTAAGAAGAAGCTTGTTAAAACAACAAGTAAATCTAAAGTCACTAAGGCTTCTAAGAAGCCAGAAATTTCTATTTCAGTTGTACTGAAGAAAGATATCAAGAAAAAGAAAGTACTTAATAGTAAAAAAGAAAAAACACCAAAGTTTAAAAAAACATCAGAGATAGTTGTTCCTAGATCTAATGTTGTTCCAAAAGCTGAAATTGATCCCAATGAATCGGATGAAATCACATTGGTTGATGAAAATGAACCAAAGAAAAGAAGACGCGGTAGAAACAAAAAAGAAAAGATTTATTTCAGTAAGGCTACTGAAGAAGCTATTGTTAAATATAATGAAGAGGAAGATATTCATATACGAAACAATATTTATGAAACAAAAATCAAGTATAGTTTTGAAAAGTTAGTTGAGAATATTTTTAACACGTTTAAATTCACTTATTTTGATAATAGTCCATTGGAAATTCAAAAAGAAACAGTATCACATTTAGTTTCAAATATTCATAAATTCCAATCAGGTAAAGGTAAAGCATTTAGCTATTTCAGTATTGTTGCTAAGAATTACTTGATATTCCACAACAATACAAATTATAAACGATTCAATCAACACGTAGATATTTCCGAAACTCCTGGTGAATCATCTGTATGTTTGCAAACTGAAGATGCCCATCATAAGAATGTTCAAACACAAGAATTGATGAAATTGCTCGTGGATTATTGGGAAAAGAATATTCGTAAGATTTTCAATAAAGAAAAAGATTTGAATATCGCATATGCCGTTATAGAGTTATTTAGAGGATGTGATAGATTGGAAACATTTAACAAAAAAACATTATATCTTTATATTAGAGAAATTAGTGGATGTAAAACACAACAAGTCACTAAGGTTATTAATAAGATGAAAAACTATCAAAACTTCATAATGCAGAACTATCTAAACCGAGGAGTTATTTAAAAACAATTAAATTAACTAACCACCTAAGAAATTAGGTGGTTTTTTCTATTTATATGATATGGATCTAAATTTTGAGATATACAAGGGAAAATCCTTCTCAGGCCTTTGCAAGGATATTGTAAAGAATTCTGAAAATAAGAAGGATCAAATTGATATAGTGGTTTCTGAACTCAGAGGGTTGATAAAGACTGTTAACGACGCTGTTATTATTGTACCTCTTATTAAAGACTACTTTGATGTGGGTGTTAAGAATGATGAACAACTTATCAAAATAGCGGCGGTTGTACAAAGAATGGTTGCAAAGACCGAAAATACACCCGATGGATTACAAACATTGATCTCTGAAGAAGAACGTAAACAATTGATGGATGAAGTAGTAAAGATAAGTAAAACCACCGAATAAAATGAGTAGCTCTACCAATGTAATGAATATTGTTAGGAACCTTAGCCAACCGGCTAAATCCACAGATCCAGCAAATATTCTTTCAGCAAATCCAAACTTTCAATTAGCCGTTGTAGTTGATATTATACTGGATGAAAATCATCCATATATGGGTAAGAATCAAAACGATCCTAACGCATATCCAGCACCAACAATAAAATATCAACAAATACCAGTAAATTACAACACGAACGTTCCAACTCCATCAGATGTTGATTATAGCTATATTGGTAGAGCAAAAATAAGAATACTAAGTTTAGAAAAACAAACCGCTGTTGAAAAATTACCATGGGCCATTCCATTGGATACCACAATAACACAATATCCTCTGATAAATGAACAAGTAATGGTATTAAAGATCGGTGATAGTTATTTTTATACCAAACCACTAAGTAAGTTTAATTTCGTTGGAACGAATGGAGATTTTGTAACTGAAAAGTCTGCAAGTGATACATCAAATAGTGCAATTCCATATTTAAAACCTACAAACAAAGAAAGTTATATTTCACACCCGGCGTTTACTAGTGTGAATCAAACTGGATTTTTTGGAAACTATTTTATTGTCAATCCTTATATTAGATCCGTTAAAAAATATGAGGGTGATACAGCAATAGAAAGTAGATTTGGGCAATCAATTCGATTTAGTGCTTACGACGACAATAGATTAATTGATAAGAATATTACAGATTCGTCTTACATTCTAGATAAAAATTTATTTAAAAAATCATCTGCGGGTGGATATGGTAACCCAAAAATTACTATTAGAAATAGACAGAGAAATATTTCTAGAGATGTAGATCAATTTGTACATCCAAAGTTACCAAAGATATCAAAAATCAATGGTCAAGAAAAAAATTATGGTGGACAAATTGATGAAGATATAAATCACGATGGTAGCACTATTGAAATATCTAGTGGTGCAACGCAATCCAAATGGAAAACTACAATATATAAAAGTATATTTGGTGTATCTGCGGATAACGAACCAACCGAGGAACAAACCAAATTCAATCCCGATAATTCTACAAAATTTGTAATGCCTGTTCTGACTGGTGACCAAATTGTTATAAACACAGATCGATTGGTGTTGAGTAGTAGATTTGCAGAAACTCTACATTTTAGTAAACAACGTTATGCGGTTGTTACTGATAATGAATATTCAGTCGATGCCAACGATCAGGTCGTAATAACAACAAATCGATTGACATGTTTAAACTCACCACAAATATTTCTCGGACAATATGGAGAAACCAACGAACCAGCGATGTTAGGTCAGACTACGGTTGATTGGTTATATGATTTATGCAATTGGTTATTAGATCACGTTCACTGGTATCATCACGTACATCCACATCCACATGGACATCAAGATGCCGGTGCTATAAATCAACAAAATACAATGGATGCACAACCAAATCAAACTCAAATTCCAGTACAACAAATAACCTTAAAATTGTTGAGAGATAACTTACACAAAACTTTGAGTAGAAGAGTATTTTTGACAGGCGGAGGTTATGCTCCGGGAAGTAATGGTGTAAAGCCACCAGGCAGTGGTGCTGAATGTCGTGATCCAGTTAAGATTAATACCGTAACTGGTGAAGGTGTTGTGGGTGATTTCAAAGGTAGAAATCGTCGAGAAGGTCCGGTACAAATTGAATTTGAATTTCAAGATTAATTATGAGCGAGTATTATATAGCCTATGAAGAAAGTGTGCCATGGAATGGTACCGTTTTTAATGCTAACGATTATAGAAGAGCTATAAACTCATTCTATTCAAAAGTTGATCTTGTACAACCAAATGCGATAGTAGAGGATGGTGCTCCAACGCCAAATATTTCTGTAAAAAATTTGTCTCCAGACGCAAATTTTCCTAATGAATTGAATTTTAGTTTAAGTGGAAAATTTTCAACATCAAAACGTGATCAATTAACCGGAAATTATTTAGCAAATGTTACTTTAAGTGGAGACGTTAAGATTCCAAGACAATCATCTAGTGGAAAAATACTGAAAGCTATAATAGCATCCGATTTTAAAACTACGACTGCTGTTGGAAAGACTCCCGGTGAAGCTTTCAATAATGCTTTTAAACAACTAAGAGAATCTTTGTTACAAACTTTAGCCGATCAAGTTGGTGGTTCCGGTCAGGGAATTAAAGTGGAACGTCAAGATCCATTTACTGATCCTGAACCAGCATTACCAGGCCCACCAACGCAGGCAATATCTGGAGTAACTAATAAAGCTCCGGTCGTTGATAATCCAAACATAAAACTGCCAACACAAGAAGTTAAACAATTGGACGCAGCTGCAGCTCAAACAATA